CCCCAGTGCTGCTTTATTGTTGCGTCTCGGTCCGATCTGACCGTTCTTTCCTCTCTTATTCTTTCTATTAATAATAATAATGTATCTTTTTTCTCCTAGGTAATCTCTTATTACCTAGTCCTATTTTCTTTTTCTTACTAATAATAATAATAATAATAATAATTAGACATTTAGCTTTTAATGGTTTCACCAGTTTTATTACTGCTTCCATGTGCTGCTAGTCTTTTTTCTCTTTTTCTTTTCTTAAATCCTGTATGATTTTTTCAGGACGGCGGTTAAAAATTGTTCGTATTAATTTACGTAATCGGCCTATACCGCTTGAAAGTAAGGTCCCTACTACCCCCCCCCAAGTGGAGCTTTGCTCCGCTTTCTTTTCTAATGTTAATATTAATAATTTATGAATAGTCGCCTATGCTAGCTTGTAATTTATATATCGATTGTCATGTAGGTGTTGTCCAGTTTGATATGGCGCTTGTTTTATCGCCTATTGTGGACAGGGTCATTCCCACTACTTAGGAACCATTACTCACTATGTGTATACTGCGTGTGTCTTTGTGTCTCTCATATATACTTCTACATGCCTTTTCAGGTTTGTTTCATAACTCTTTAACTTAATTATATCTTAATAAGAGACTTTCGCCAAGGATGGCAATCCTTGGGTTAGCACTATTAGCCCCTTTGGTGGAGATCCCACAAGGGCTTATAGTAATACTTCGGCCGTCAGCATATGCTCATGTTTCCCAATATGGATATTGCTAAGGAGCTCACCCTTTTAAGCCGTAGGGTGAGAGTTCCTATCTTAGGCTTTTTGGCATTCTTGGTGTTATACCATTGTATAATCGAACCCAAGAATAGTTCATCGGATTTTTCTGATACTTGCAATTTTTATGAGCAGTATCAATTTTATGGCGGAGGTTTTGTAGTTCCGCTTTCCCGCTTTGGTTTATTTTTCGGATCTGTTGGTATTGATCTTTATCATTGTTTAAGGTTTAGGTACCACTGGTTTTCTGGTGCTAGTTCGTCTTTGGATTTTATAGACGCCATTAGCCGTTCTTGCTTTGTTACTCAGATAATGCTTACTATACTCCCCTTCCTATTGGCTGGGTTTGCTTTAATTCCCCTTTTTGTTTGCGGGGTGTTATCTGGCACTCCCATCGATAGTAGTCCTTGGTTTATGTATTGTGTAGTCTGTGTTACCAGTCCCATTTTGGAAGAACTTTTTTCGCATTATTACCCGCATAAGATTTGTTTTTATGCCTTCGTCTTGTGTGAGGCTTGTCTTTATGTATCAACCGGGTTTCAACAAGTCGGATGGGTTATTGTGCTTACCCGTATCATTTGTGCATTCAATCACTATATGAATGCCCGTCTATCATTGCCTTTAGCCATAGTTTTGCATATGTGTTCTAATGCTGTTTCTGTAGCTTTCGCCAATGATGTGATATTGTCTTTAAACTTTGTTTTGTTCTACGCCATGTTGCAAATCATGCTGTCTGATCATCAAGTGATTTGCCAATCATCGCATTTTAGCGCTATAGATTTACTCCATATAGCTAGGAATCGCATATCTAGATGGCTACGCATTTATAACATTAGAGCATGCCCTGATATTCTGTGGATTTTATTCGATGATATCGACTCTAGCGCGCCGTTAACGTATGGTCATCGTCAGGTTTTTATTGATCGCACTGATACAGGTTGGAGCGGGTTTGTCGCCCTAAGTCCATTTCGTGGAGTTTATGCTGGTCTTGGACCTACTTTTCAATCCCAGGTCTTTACAGGGCATAGTTATGATCGTGTTTTAGATAGCTGTCGTGATAATTTGATTAGGCTGTTGTATGACGAATTCCCTATTGAGTTGCAAAGCTCCAGTGTGTTTGATGTTACCACATTCTTTTTAGATGTCTGGGTCTTTGTTATGAATATGTCATGTGCTTCTAGCCATGTCCATAGGATTGCTTTGGTTACTTCGTTCATCACAGCTAGATTTCGCGATTGTTTGAAGCGACAGTTTGATGATTGGTTTCAGGTTTCTATTGTGATCCCATGGTCATATAAATTCTACCGTTGGGTCGCACGCCCTAGGCCTGTCCCTGAAGCTAGCGACCCTTGTAATGTGTGGGCTTGTGTTTTGAATCAACAACATTATATTCAGTTCGGTGCTTATACTCAAGTTCTGGACACTGTCCCTGCTGAACCAAATTTTTTGGAGTACATGTCCTTACAATTTGCTGCTAAGTACGGGGTCCCTACCATCCCTATATCGTTGAGGGACGAGATATACTCACTCTTTTTATCAGCTGAATTTTCTCTACCACGGGCTGAGGATCGCATTATTAGGTTTTATCGAGATATGCGTAAAACTAAGTCTTTGGAGGTCGCTACAAAAGAGGAGAGTGGGCGTCGTTTGGGTGCTTATTATTTGAATCTCGCCACTAGTCTGTTGCAAGCCGTTCCTTTGCTATCCAAATTGTTCACTTCTGCCAATTTCCTCCCGCAATCCGATGACTTCGTGAATTTAGAGTCGTTGGAGAGTTTTTCACTCTCTAGCATTATTGATTTTATGTCCTCTATGGTTAAGATTGGGACATCAAGGCGTATAGTGCATTGTGTCATTATAGTTATGTCTTTCTTCACAGCACTAGCTCAGAATCCATTTTCTTTCTCATGGTCTAGCTATACAAATTTAATTAATGAATATGAGAGAGTCAGTATACCAGAAAAGGCCAGTGTGATCGACCATTTGATGACTTCTATTGAATGGGTTATCTCTACTGGGGTTGCTGTGTATAATGGGAAGACCGATGTACTAGATTTAAACGCTGCCAGGGCATGGATGCGCCAGACGAGCCATTACGTTGGGTATAACCACCCTATTAGCCATACCTGTTTTGATCCAGAAACTGGTGTTAAAGATGGTTTGTCAGCGCGCCAATTGTTGGAGAACATTGATCGTCTCACCACTCGTGGTGTGACGATAGCTGCTGCCGCCCGTGTTAATAAATCAATTTCCGTTACTGATGTGACGGCTAGGCTTGGTGTGCTTAACCATATTAGTATAAACATTGGCGCTTATTTGAGAGGGTGTGCTATGCGTAAAGCTCCCTTTGGTGTATTGGTAGTTGGCCCATCTGCATGTGCCAAGAGTTACTTTATTGATATCATTAGGGTAGTCTTACAAATGCAGCTCGGCCTTTCTACAGACCCTGAGTACACATATTCTATGCCCAGCGAGAATAATTACCCAGATGGGTTTAAGTCGCCACAGCACACGATTATAATCGATGATGCTGGTAGTAGGGCACCCGGTCCTGGTGTAGTTGACCAAGGTGTTGCAGGCATTATTAAATTCTGCAACAATTTACCATGCCAGATGGAGGCTGCTGCTGTCGAAGAGAAAGGAAAAAATTTTTTTACGGGCGATCTTGTTCTAGTTACCGCTAACACAGATCATTTGTACACACATGCTAGCTTTACTCAACCATCAGCTGCCTTACGTAGGTTGCCCTATGTAATCAGGCTGCGGCCTAAGGCACAGACCCCCACTGGAGAGCTTGTTAGGTCCCCGCGTGAAGATGGTGAGGATCTAGACAATTGGTGGATTATGGATCTGGAGCGAGTTGGTGTTATGGGTGAAGGTGATCCACCTCCAGTGAAGCGCACCAAGCTTTTGACTGATTGCGGTGATATTAAGGAGCTCTTACGTGTGCTAGGCCAGGCGTGTCGCGATCACCAGAATAGACAAAATGACTACATTGCATCAAAGAATTCTTTGATGTCACTATCAAAGTGCTCAGTGTGCATGTGCCATCCAACTACTTGCATGTGTGCTCCTGTGGATGTTTGCGATAGTTGTGGCATTTTCCGTTCTATTTGTGTGCATAATAATGATGGCTTACCTAGGCAATCATATGTGTCAGAACTCGCTCAACCGTCCAGCCATCTTCGTCGTGGTGGATCACTCCGTAGGGGATTTGGACGCACTGGCTACAATAGAAATAGGAATTTGCGACCGCAGTCCCCTGTTGTGGAGGATGACGAATTTTATCCACCTAGTGAAGCAGAGAGTGAGCAATCTGATCCGGCAGTGCACACAGAAAGTTCGGAGTACTTTATGTCATACCCAGCTGTTGTGTTGGCTGAATTTGGTACGGTGGTTGATTGGATCATTTTATCTGTATTGCTAACAGCTGGGGCATTGATTCTTCGGCTATATACTAGGGCTAGCCAGTTTGTTCGCAGGTCTTTGCCAAGGCTCCCTTGTTCTGCCACACCTAGCTCCAGATTTAAGACTGGGGCGTGGGTGGTTGCTGCTTTGATTTCATTGTTGGTTGTTCTACGGGCAATGAAATCTGTGGAGCACAAGCCATGTGTTGTTTCAGCGCAAGCCGATGTCCATCCAACCAATTTCTCTAGGTTAGATGGCACTTCTGTCCCACAATCCGTGTGGAATTTTAATCGGACTGCGCCTCCCCTCAGTGCCAAATCCCGTACTGCTGCTGGTAACGCTGTGGCTAATAACCTGGTTTGCATTAGCGGCTCTATGGGGAGGTTAGTGGTCGAGAAAGAAGGAGGCATAGCTAGTAATGGCTATTTCCAGATTCTAGGGGCACCATATGTGGGCTGGGTTGTCACTAATAACCATACTGTTTATGGCTCAGCAGGAAATCAAGTACCTAAAAACATTGCAATTCAGTATGGTTCATCTGGGCGGAATGTTAGTGGTGCACCTGCCCACGTGGTCCATAGCAAGATAGATTTTAGTTCTTGTGAAGTGGCCCGTGGGCCAGGGGACGTTTTGTTCATTAAGATCCCCTCATTAGTTCGTTCTAAGGGTATGTATGATTATTTATTAGAGTCTCCTTATGTTTGTACAGTTAATACCCCAGATTTACTTGGATTTGATGCCCCAGAGTCGTTAGTATTGGGGAAAATAGAATATGTCCCCCACCAGTGGGGCGGGATAAGATACCCATACCTGCAAGGTGCTACTAAGAACGGGGATTGTGGCCGCCCACTTGTTGGGTTGGTCGATGGTTGTCTGGTTATTTTGGGGTTCCACACGTCTGCCACGGACGATAGTGCCACTAGTGCCTTTGGGCAGGCAACAATATTAACCAAAGACATTGTTGATAAGTCCATCCCTATCCCTGTAATCTGTGAAAGTGGCATAGATGTACAATCCGAGGATGTTTGCCCTATTGGAGAGGTAAAATTTTCTAATAAGCATACAGGCATTAACTCCGAGTTTGGCCCCAAATCTAATGTTGAATTCTTAGGGCGCATCGGTGAGATGACGTCATATAACACCGATGTTGTTGACACACCATTCGTTGGCCCTGATGGGCAGCCATGGTTCCAACGTTGGTTCCCAGATAAGCGTAAGGTTCCTCCTATCCTAGATCCTAAAGCAAAAATCCAGGGCGTTAGTGTTGGTTACAAACCCAAAAAGAACTTATTAGATAATGTTAGCGCGGCTTGCCAGAGTGGATGGAATATTGCCATACTGGATGAGTGTAAGACGTCCATAGTGAGGTTTTTATCTAGTACGTTAGCAGAGAATATATCAGGTGATGTTGAGCATGTCCATGGAACCTTATCATATCACCATGCCATCAATTCCGTGCCTGGCATGGATGGATTGGAGATGTTAAACATGCGTACTGGCTTCGGATTCCCCCATAATACCAATAAGATGGACCAATTTTATACAACTATATCTCCAAAAAATGGCCTAGAGTACCACCTCAAGCCCGCTCCTGGTGAACAGTTGAAACGGTTAGATGGCAAGGTTAGATCCGGTGCAACACCGGCTTTCGTGTTTCGTGGAGCTAGGAAAGATGAACCTATCAGTGTAGAGAAAGCAGAGTCGCGAGGACCACGGTTGATTTTTGCCGCCCCTACCTTGCTGACTATACTTATACGGAAATATTTTGGGCTTATGGTTCGGCAATTTTATCGCACACGTATAGTATCTGGGATTGCTATTGGTTTGAATTGCTTTAATCAGGAGTGGCACAAACTGTATCATCACTTAACGTCAGTTGGGTTTCGCTGTATAGCCGGAGATTTTGGTAATTTTGACCAGAAACTCCCGGCAGTGGTGACTAGTCGTTCGTTGGCTATTCTTAAAGAGGTTAATCTTGGTATACCATCTGCCCAATTCGATACCTCTGATACCACGGCTATGAATTCCATTTTGTATGTTCTCCTACACCCATTGATGCTTATTGATACCGAATTATATCAGTTATATGGCGTCAACCCATCCGGACAAGCTCTTACTACGCATACTAACTGTGTGTCGGTATTGCTGTTGCTTTTGTATGTATGGGTGTCTGTTGGTTATGCTGCCGATGACTTCTTCCATGTTGTTAGGTTCACGACCTATGGTGATGACCATTTATTGTGTGTGCCAACTGGGTTTGAGAGGTTTGATTATAATGCTATAGCAGTGGTAATGGCGAAACATGCTATTGACTACACCACATTTGATAAACAGCCGGCATTTGGAAAAACGTATGATGATATACATGATGTGGAGTTTCTTAAGCGTCAGTTCCGTAGGTCAAAAGTCGGTATTATAGCACCTTTGGCCAAAGATAGTATTTTGAGGCGTCTGTATATATCAAAGAAGCCCGCTGTTGGTATCCTTCCATTGGATCACCAACGTGATGTGTTATCTTCTGTATGGAGAGACACTTTATTGTATCCAGACTTATCAGACCTGAGGGATTCCATTTCATCATATTGCCAATATAAAGGTATTCCCATGGCCACAGAATTATTCCCTTCTTTAGAGCAGTATATAGCGTCCATGGGGCCAGCAGACTTAACCGCAGGCTTTGACACTACACAGACCACATTTTATTAACTTCATCCCGAGCCTTGGAAGCTCGTTAAAAACTCATCAGGGTTTTTCTGAGGGCCCCACCATAGTGAACTCCCTCCCTGTGTCCATAATTTCTTCACCTAGTATTGTTGTATCTAGCAATAGGTGGGCACATGTGCTACCTTGGGCGATCCCCAAAATTATAGACTGGTATACTATCAACAGACCACCATATCCCCGTTGAATCTAGGGTGTATGGTTAAACGTGATTCACAGAAACTATCGATTTTACAAATATGTCACACGATGATGTGATTACTTCTTCCCCATTTCCCGACAGTGCCATACCTTTATCTGCCGGGTTGAGTCTCTCTTCCTTTTTGTCTCGGCCTACTGTGATTAGTACATCAACATGGACTGAGGGTCAAGCCTTTGCACTTAAACTTGATCCTTACTCCCTGTTGTGGGCAAATTCACATATAGCCAATAAACTACGTACATATAAGTGGTTTAGATCTGGTTTGAAGCTTACAGTTACATTTTCTGCTTCACCTTTCCATTATTCTGCTTTAAGTGTAGATTATGTTCCATTAGAAGACGCTGTAGCTGGCGGTGCTGTGACTTCCTATGGCCAACCAACTGGCATATCTCTTAATTCTGCTACAGTGGGGCAACAGGCCGATTTAGCACAGCGGTCAACTTTGTCCGCACATGCAGTTTTAACTCCGCAACAGAATCCTACAGTCACCCTAACTGTCCCATTCATTTATCCATACGATTGGTTTGATTTGGCTAATAAAACTTCCATTACTATGGGTACCTTATTAATACATTCATACCAAAATTTACGCACTGCTGGTACAGCCTCTACCTCTACCTCGACTGTAACAGTGTCCGCATCCTTTATTGATCCTGAGGTTGCTGGGCCTACTGTTACTCTCCAATCGGGGACTTTAACAGGTCTATCACATGATTTGTCGAAGAGGGGGTTGGACACTGCTTCTGCTTGGGCTGGTGTAGCTGCTCGAGCTGCTCGTTTGCTTGGGCTAACAAACCACCCATCAACTCAACCATCATCTTTCGTATCACCTACGACTTTCCCTGCATTGTCTAATACTGAAGTGTCACCACCATGCGAAGTTTTAGCTTTAGGGCCCACTGTATCTTTATCCACAGCGCCAACCACAGGTGACGATGATTTGTCGATTTCCAAGATTTGTGCTATGCCATTTTATTATGGCAATGCACCTTGGACTATTGCTAACACTGTTGGGACACAATTGGCTCAAGTGAATGTCACACCTGATATTTATATATCGTCAGCAGCAACTGGTTACAATGGTGGTACTTACAGATTCATAACACCTTCACCTGGTGCTTATGTGGGTTCTATGTTTCGTTTCTGGCGCGGAACTATGTGCTTCAAGTTTAAAGTGCTTTGTAGTCAACATCACCGTGGCAAGCTTAGAATTTATTATGACACAGTTAATGTCGGGGCCTCTGCCCCAGCTGAAGCTGTTATACCTTCTATGATAATGGACCTTGCTTCTACTACTGAGGCAACTATTAAGGTTCCTATGAATACATATCATCATTGGCTTCTTATGTCTGGTACATTATCTAACCTTACTGGTGGGTATGTCGAAAATTATTCTCTAACTTCTTCAGTTCCAGCTACCTCTTTTGATCGTGCGTATCATAATGGCACCATTAAGGTGGCTGTCTTCCAGGAGTTATCTTGTCCATCTGACACTGGTGACGTTTCCGTTTTGTGTGAATGTTGGTTGGAGGGTGCCCAGTTTGCAGATCCTGTTGGCACCCCCTTGAAATCTACTAAATCGTTTTCATTAGAGAATGTTTATTATGTGCAATCTGGTAATGAGGTGTTGGGCGATGAAGAAGTTATGACAGCTGCTGTTGGGCCCCCATCTGCGGATAAAAATAGGCATGTTACAGAGGCATTCGGTGAAGATTGTTTATCTTTGAGGGCGTTGTTGCATCGCTCAGTGTTTTGGCGTAGCTGCCGACCCAACTTAGATATGACTAGCGACTACACCACTGATACTAACGTCCATTATGAGCGGGTGTTTCCTAGGTTTCCCCGTGGTTTTCAGTATTGCCAAGATACCTTTGCAGGTGTTGTAGATGTTACACAAGCTTCCCCAGTTCCCATTAATTATGCTTGCAACTACCCTGCATTGATGATTGCTGCTATGTTTCAGGGCTTCAAGGGGTCCATGCGTTGGCGCGTTGCTTTGCAGCCTGGTTCATTAATTAGATCTATTTACTTGAGTCGTGCCCCTGGAACGTTCTGTGAGGAGCGGGTTTCAGCAGCAGCTGTTAAATCTGGTTCGGTGTCTGCTAGGAATGCCGCTATGTTTGCACCAGTTGATTGGTCTGGTGGTACTGTCACTAGTAGCCAAGCACCCGGTGTCACAGCAGATATACCCGATTATACCAAGCCAAAGTTTTTACCCACTTCCACTAGACCTGAGGATCCTTATGTTTTAGGTATAATTGATGATGAGGCTCGCAAAGATTGTGTGCGTGTAGGCGCCAAGTATTTGTTAACTGGTGAGACGCAGATTCTATCTGACAACTGTTCATTTGATATCTATCTTAGTGCGTCTCCAGACTTCCAACTTTGTCATTATAAGATGATACCTAACTTGTTTTATGGCACACTAGCCGCAGCTAGTATAACAATTTAGGTTTATCTTTCATTCCATACGATACCCATTATGCTAATACTTGGGCTATCTGATTTTTTAGCTTTTCCACTTCGTGGGTGGATCATATATTTTTCATTAAGTCGTAGAATGGCCAAACCGGCCTATCCATTTGGTACAGACACCATAGGCTACGCATTACTACTATACGAGGGTAGTACAGGTTTCCTGAATGGCTCACCACGAG